GCACCCCTCCTCAAACTGCGGCTCCATCGTGAATACGTCGGCAAGTTCAAGGTCTACATGCCCAATGTCGATGCCATCAAGCAGCCAGCCGTGCATCATGCGGTTGAGCGTGTTGACGCCGTTTTCCGCTTGGTCTGCCGTCATCGGCTCGTCAGAAGCAACCACCCCAAGCTTGCGGTATGCGGCTTCGACTATATCGCGGGCTGTGGACATGGTTATTACCCCGTGCGGCCATGGTTCGGATGATAGCCAAGCACCGCCTCCGCCGCCTTGCGGGCCGCGATAGCGTCGTCTTTCGACGCATAGACGCCGATGTGCTTAGGCCTCCCGTTGGCCTTTATCTCAACTCGCCATTTACTCAATGACGCGTTCCAGCGAATCCCGTGGAATCCACTCTTATTGTCAGACCGCAGCGCCATATTCTTGCGGTTTTCCGCATCATCGACTTCCCGCAGGTTCACTAGCCGGTTGTCGCTTCGGTTGCCGTTGATGTGGTCAATCTGCTTGGGCCAGCGTCCATGCACTATGGCCCAGATCACTCTGTGCGCCGATGTCACATAGCCGCAAACGCCGCCTTGCAAGTATCCCGTTCCCGTGGGGCAGTTGAAGGCAGTCTTCCCACTTAATCTGTGCGTGGCTTGCCAGAACAAGCCGCCCGTTTCAGGATTGTAGCGCAGCGCTAGACGCACCCGCGTCGGGCATGGTATTGAACGTTTAGCCATCTAAGACCCTCCAACGGTCTAATTTCGGTCAGGCTAGGCAAAGACCTGCAAGTCGATGCCTAGCCGCTTGATTCTTAAGGCAAAGCCTCAGCTTGTCAACCGCATCCCACGGCGCGGGTCGAGGACGATGGGCTTCCACAGCATGTCGAAGCGCATGTTCTCGGCCAGCGTGTTGCCGTCCACCCAAGACGAGACGGACATGGTGACATGTTCGCCCGAAACGGTGGAAGTCTTCAGGTTCTCACCTGACGGGATGTCCAGCGGCCGCGAAACCAGCGCGATGGCCATCGGGTCAAGCAGCAGCGACTGCCGGTAGGCGGTAGCCGAGGAACCCGTCTTGATCGTCAGCGCCGCGTTGTCGGCAGGCTGCGAGTTGACGGTCTGGAACGCACCCGAGATGATGATCGGTGGCGAGATGGTCAGGGTCGCGTTGCCCGCAACGTCCGAAGCCGCATCGGCCAGAACGGTGAAGGTTTGCAGGCGTCCGGTCGAGACCTTCGTGTTCGGGTTCACCGCGAAGACGTTTGCAATGGTGAACACGTCGCCAGCCTTCAGGCGGTTGGCAACAGCAGCCGTCCAGCCATCGGTGGTCAGCGATTGCGACCAAGTGTCTTTTGCGGTCGCATAGGTCACAGCTTGGGTGCCGCCGTTGACCAGCGGGGTGCCGCCCAGGGTGCCGACGGTATGGGTCGGCGCGAACACCGTCTCATAGTTGTCAAACCCGGCGTAGCGGCCCACCTTGGCCATCTCCAGGGCCTTCTTGTTGTTGCCGTCCACATACGACCCTTGGATCAGCCCGGCGAAGCCTGCCGAAACTGCGGGGCTGTGGAAGGCCATGCGGCCCGCGATGGTGTTGCCGCCATCGGTGAAGATCGCACCAGCGCCGGCCAGAGCGGCAAAGGTCGCCGGGGGAGTGCCCGGAGTGCCGTCGAACCAGTAGAAGGCCGGATAGAGCGCGGCAATCGAAGCCTCGATCTTCTCCGCCGCACGACGCGCCATCGGCTGCAGGATTTGCTGCGAATAGCGGTCAAACGACAGAGTGCGGTCAAGCGCGCTGATGCTGACCTTGTTCGACCAAGTTTGGTCCATCTGCACCGTGACGGTGCCCTCGGTGATGTCTTCCGAGTAGGCAGACAGGTCCAGGTTGTTGTCCTGGCCGAGGTATTGCATCTGACGGCGGATTTTCACCGAACCACCAGACTTTACGGTCTCGTTCTCGAGGTTGTCGGTGCCGACCGCCTTACCGAGAACAAGCTCGTTTTCCATCAACCGGACCAACTCTTTCGAGATGGCCGATACTGTGAAGAAACTATTGGGCATCTTTCACCCTCCTTAGGTGACTTTCCCGCCATTTTCCCGCCACTTGACCCACTCGACATAGGACATGTTTTCGGGATTGCGGGATGCCCCTGCCGATCCCCGCACGGGGTTGATCGGGGCCGGGGCCTTGGTTTCGGTGCGGGGCTTCGGCGCTTGGCTCATGACGCGCTCTTCAATGCGTCCGATGACCCTTGCGGCTTCTGCCGGGTTCATTGCTGCGATCTGCGCGGCCAGCGCACGGTTTTGCCCGAGGTAATACAGCACGTCAGGCCCGGCATCCGAGGTCATGATCAACTCGCCCATGGCTTTCGTGACCGTGAGGTCATTCGCCAGCGCGACCTGATCGAAGTCCGCGTATTTGCCTTTTGCCTCAGCGACCTGGGCTGTCCATGCTTCCGCAATGGCTGCACTCTCGCGCTGGCTGATCGTCTCGGCTTCGCGCTTGGCCGCTTCCGCAGCCTCACCGGCATTCCTCGCTTCTCGCTCCGTCAACCGCTGCTCGGCACCCCAAATTGCTTTGGCGGCGGCGAACTCAATCGGATCGGGAAAATCCGCTTCCCTCGGCGCGGCTTCCTTTTTGCCCGCTTCGAGAATGGCAGTCTTGCGCGCTTCGGCTTCTGCGGCTCGCGCATTGGCTTGGGCGGCGTCTTGTTGCAGCCGTGCCCGGTGCGCTTTATCGCGTTCCCGGCGCTTGGCGCTTTCGCTCTTTTCCTCGGGTTGCCCCTCGGCGGGCGGGGTTTCAACCTGCCCTTCGGTGCCTTCCGGCGCTTCAGTTACAACGGTTTCAGGGGCGGCCTCAATGGCTGCCACGCTATCCTCGGTCATATGGTCCTCGCTCAGAAGGTGGGTTGTGCCCCGGCTTGACGCATCGTCATTGCGTGGGCGGTTCCTGCAACGGCTTCCTCAACCGCCGCTTTGACTGCGCCGCGTTTAACGGCCAGATCAAACTCAATCGTGTCGGCCTCGGCATTGGCCTTGCGGGCCTTGCCTTGCGCCTCTGCCGCCTCGGCTTCCGCCTTGGCCTTGGCAATGGCCTGCGCCTCTTGCTGCATTTGCGCTTCCCTCTGCGCTTGCTGCATTTGCATCTGCTTGGCCTGCATTTGCTCCGGCGTCATTTCTTCGTCGGATTCCTCAGCCACACCGGGCGGAAGCATCTTGCGCAAGCGTTCAGCCGCGCGGTCTGCATGTTCCCATTCCATCGTGCTGACATACAGGTCTCCGATCAACTGCGCCGCACCAGGAACCGCTTGCAGAAGCGACTGAAGCCCTTGCTGCGTCTCTTCGCGCTTGGCCGAATAGGACGGCCCGACCGACACATTCACGCCATACCGGCCTACAGTCATGTCGTTATAGGTCTGCGGCCCGTTGGCCGTCATCACCATCTGGTTGATGGCTTCCATTTTCTCCTGGCCGTCTTCGCCCAGAATCCGCACCATCCGTTGCGTGTCATAAATCCGGGGGATCATGTCCACCAGAATGCAGCCGGTGTGCGTGATGGCCTTGACCATGTTGTCAGCGTAGATGCTGGTTGCGTTCTGCGATTCTTCCTTGCGGGCAAGGATGGCCCGACCGCTGGTTTCGTTTGACCGCGCCCCTAGCGAGGCGTCATAGATGCCAGTCGTCCGCTTGATGTTCTCGGCAGCCATCTGCATCTGAAGTTGCAGGGCTTGGGAAGCAACGGGCGGGTTGACCCGCTGCGGCATTCCGGCTTCGGCATCAGGGTTGTAAGGCAGATACGGTCGGTTCTTCACCCCCATCTCGGCCCAGAAGTCTTCAAGCCCCGCGATCTGCTTGGTTGACACCATGAACGGCGCTTTAGGCTGGGACGCCGTTACCTCGGCATCGGTCGAAGCGGCGTAGTTGAACATCCGCTGCGGGTCTTTGGCAAACCGGATCACGCTGGAGCGATACGTCTCTTCGCCCAGGTGCCATTCCTCGCCAGTCACTGCCACGATGGGGATATACCGGCAGGGGAACTCCATCGGGCCTTCAAGCACGTCGGCCCCAGTGATCTTGGCCCACATGACCTGCGGGTCTTTCACCATGCGCTTGCGCTTCAGTTCCACGCCCTTGGGGAATGGGCCACGAATGACCTGCCCCGAAGGGAGCAACGCAATTTCGTGTTCCCTTTCCTCGACCCAGAAGTATTCGGCAACGGTCACGCTGTCCGATGTCATCCACTGTTCGAAGTTCGGAAGCTTGTGGTCGCTGGTGATGGCCGACACTTGCGCGTCGGGATACTGCGCTTCGAATTCCTCTTTCGGAACCTCAGCCACGACAAAACCATACCGCGCATCCTTGCGGGTCGGATCTTTGGCGAACGGGTCCAGAAACACCGAGAATGGGTTGAACACCCGCTCAATCTTCAGTTCCTGGTCAAACGTATCCCCGTCCGCATAGTCAGCCCGCACACGCCAGTAGCCGATGGACGACGCCGCTGCGCTTTCCGTCGCGGCCTCATACACGCTGGACGCATCGGACTTGTTCTCGATGTGCCGAATCATGCCTTCGATGACTTCGGCGGTGTCCTTGTTCGCAGCGCTGTCCGCCGCCGTGACCTTGATGGCCGGGTTGAGGGACCGGATTTGCCCAGTCACCTGCCGCACGTTCTGCGCAAGGATGTTGATGGTCAGACAGGGCCTGCCGTCGTCTTCACGTTCCGCCCGTTCCTCATCCGGCCACTGGTCGCCGATGACGTTGCGCAGGTCATCTTCCGCGCGCTCACGGTGTGGTTGCTCCGCCGAATACGCCTCGTCCATCCGGGCGCGGGCCATGCGGATGATGGCGTCGGCCCCGTCCTCGCCCGGTTCTTTCAACACAACGGCCATGTAGTCACCTCATCCAGCCTTTGCGTCGGGGGATAGCGTAACGCGAAGGGTCAACCGTCTCTTGAATCTTGTAAGCCGAAGCCCCAAGCCCGAAAGCGTCCGCACCATGCGATGACCAGTCGTGATCAGGGCCAAGCCCGATGCCACGCTCTTCGTCGCGCTTTTCGTGATACCAGCCGATGGCATCAAGCCCGGCTTGGCATTTTTCATCGAACCACATGTTCGGGAACAGCCGACGTGCGGCCTCGACTCGCTTCATTGCCGCGCCAGCGCCTTGGTTGGCGATTACCTGAACCTCGAAGCCCGCACCCTTCAGTGCGCTTTCGTAGCTTACGTCATGCACCCGGTCATTGGTCTTTCCGTCATGCGGCAGGACGCACAGGGCCTTTTCGTATCCGTTGTCCCGCAGCCATTCGATATGCGTGGCTAGCGGTTGCCCTTGGGCTTCGTAGTAGTCAAGCCAGCGGATTTGCGGGCCGATATATTGGGCAATCCAGATAGCGCAGGCGTCGGCCCTCGACCCAGTGCCGCCGATGTCCCAGATGGCCCTGATGGTCATCAGCGGGTCAGGCGCGAAGTTTCCGATGCGGCCTTCTTCCCGCGCTGTGTTCAGGTGGGCGGCGTAGTAAGCGCCCTCGACCACCGCGACAAAATCACCTTCCCAGATGTGGGCGTATTGGTCCGGCCTGTCGCGCATGTCGCGCTGGCGCACCCGCTCCAGAATGTCGGGAAACCAAGGATTGTCCCGCCAGTTGACCCTAACATACTTGATGCGCGGGTCGTCTACATTCTTAAAGCGACGCTCAACCGGCGCTGTCTTGCGCTTGCTGTTCCACGTCACCCATAACTCGCTGTCTTCTTCCCGCAGCGTCGGGATCAGCGTTGTCCAGGCTTCCTCGGTTACAGGCTCGGCTTCGTCCACCCAGCACAGCAAAATGCGCGCCTTGGACTTCACGCTTGCGACGTTGCGATCCAGGCCGGTGAAGGTGTAGTAGATGCGCCCGCTCTTGGTCTTGACGTACTTTTCGCCAATCTCGAATGCGGCCAGCAACCACGGCTCTGACCGGATGGCTGCCTTGATTTCCTCAAGCGATGAATCCGCTAGGGAGTTCATGAACTGGCGACCGCATAGGATTTGCCCCGATCTGCCCGCCGCATCCCACATCAGCGCGCGAACCGCAGTCATCTTGGCGAAGGTCCGCGTCTTGGCCGATCCGCGCCCGCCGTCTGCGGCCCTTACGTCTGCTTCGCCCTCGAATAGCGCGATCAGCTTTTCCGGTATCTCCAGCCGGACGGTTGTCACTTGCCGCCTGCGACCAGTTCGATCTTGCTGATTGTAGTCAATGGGTTATCCGGATCGCCGGAATGCGTCACCGCAGACAGGTCCGGAAGCGACTTGCGCAGCAAGATTTCAATTGCCTTGAGCCGGGCTGCATCAATCTCGACCGGCTTACCCGTCTTTGGGTCCTTGCCGTTTAAGACAAAGTCCTGCAAGCGGTTTATGAGCTGACTGGTTTTGATCTTCTCCCGGATATCAGCCTGATGTGCCCCGTTCAGACGCGCGGCCATGTCAGCACTTCTTTCCGCCCTTGCGCTTCTTGGCCATGGCTACACCCGCGCTTGTGGCGCGGCCCCTGTTGTTGATCGGGAATGGCTAGGACTTCGCGCCCGGCGCTATTTCAGCCGGGGCCGCTGCGCTGACCGCCGCAAGGGCTGGTGCAGCAAGTAACCGGAAGTTACCGCATCATTTTGTGTTGGTCAAGCGGCGTCGCACAATTGGGACGCTTGGTTTTCCCTTTCCGCAGTATTCACACCATTCGTCATCGGCATGATAAGCCCCGCAGCCATCGCAGCGCACAGCCGGAGGAATGCTATCGTCGCTGATCTTGCGCTGCCTTTCGAGCCACGTGGCGAATGCATTGCGGTCTGCTTTCGATGATTGCCGGATTTCATACGGTACGCCCATTTCACCCCGCTTTCCGAACATCAAGCGGATCAAGATCCACCTTCACCGCCCGCCTAAACATTTCCATCTCGGCCTTGATTCTCGGAAACAGTTCGTCCGCACGCTCGACCATTCGCGTAAACGCTGCGACCTGCCCGGCGAATTCGCCTGACACGATCTGCATGAGGTCGCCGGGCACATACTCCGCCACGCGTTCGCCTGCTTCGATCTGGGCCATCCTTTGGGCGAAGGCGCGTTCTATGGCATTGGCCTGCCTGCGCACCTTGACGGCTTCCTTTTCGGGCACCCAGGTGACGCTGCGAAAGCCCTTGATGTCCTTGAGCCAGTGCCATTGCTCTAGGGTGACTTCGGCGAAGATGTAGCGCGGCCAAGCTGCGGTTATGACGGGATCGGGGCGGCGACGCTTGCCCTGCCGGATCATGTCCACCTTGCGCGGGACGTAGCAGGTTATGCCGAGGGATTCGGCTTCTTCCTGCACGTCCAGTTCGCGGGCGGCGTAGGCAAGGAGTAGGCTCATTCCGCCGCCTCCGATATGCGTTCCCAGACCTTCAAGCCCTTGACGTTCTGGCCCGTGATCTTCCCGGCCTTGGCAAGCAAGACGAGGTGCCTGTTGATCAGCCGCCGCGTTCTGCCCAAGGCGTTTGCCACGTCGGGGCAGGTCATGGGCTTTGTCAGTGTGCCGAGAATGCTGGCGCGGGTTGCCTCGCCCTTTGCGATGATTGCGGCGATGGCTGCCTCACGTCCGACCAGATCGCTTGGCGGCGTGTAGTCATACCGGACATAGATGCGTGGCCCCTCGTGCTTTGCCAGTTCCGGCCATGATGGCAGGTAGCCATACTTTGCGATGATGGGGGCCTGGTATTCAGCCAGCGTGCGCGGTGCGTCCGATCCGACGAGAGGGCGACGAGATACGGTGGTGATGTGGTGCGGTTCGATGTCCATGGTCACTCCTCCACGCGCACCAGTTCCGAAACCATCAAGGCAACGGTTTCAGACTTCACGTCGAAGCGGTCCAGCGGGCCGAGTTCCTTCTCGGCTGCCTTTCTGTCAAAGCGGCTGGACCCACGCTTGACAAAATGCGGGATGGCTTCGGAACCGGGCAGAGATACCTTGGCCCGTGCCCTGCCTTTGCGGCGCTTGCGTTCTGCGTGGCTTGTCATGCTGCCCCTTGCCCCTGTTGCCGTGCGATGCGTTCGTATCGGGCCAGTTGTGAAGCCCGCGCGGTGTCGCCTTGTGGTGGTGAAGCGCCTGCCGGGGCCACTTCGTCCGTCCAGCCTTCCTGGTGAAGCCATGTGGCGGGGTCGCGGGCAAAACCGTCCCGAACGCTTCGGTCTGAAACCGAACGCTTGGCCCCGTCGATGATGGTTTGCTCGGGAATGCCGCGCTTCACCGCGATCCGGTATTTCTCGAACGCTGGCTTCCGGCCCTTCTTGGTTCCGCCGCGATGAGGATAGGCTTCCCAAAATTCGTCAAACCGCTGCACTCGCGCATCAGTCTGATGGTTCTTTACGGTTCTTGACGGTTCGGCGGACACAGCTATGTCCGGTTTTAGTGCTTCATTTGTCCGGTTTTCGTGCTCCATTTGTCCGGGCGGACAATCTGTCCGGGCGGACACAGCTATGTCCGGTTTTGTGATCTGATACCGGTTGGTCTGGTTGCGCCCCGGTTGCACTTGTGTCAGCACCCATCCGGCTAATTCCAGCTTGCGAATAATCCGCCGTGCGTTGCGTTCAGACATGCAGCATCGCTGCGCTATGCGCGCCACAGAAGGCCAGCACTTGCCGTCATCATCGGCCATATCGGCCATCGCAAGCAGGACGAACCTGTCGGTCGGGTCGGACGGACCGCCGTCCCATACCATTGTCATTATGCGAACGCTCACCGGCCAAACCTCGCGCCTTCATCCCAGATCACGTTCAGGGCGGGGTTGAACATCATGTGGGCCGTGCCAATCTCGCCCTGTCGTTGCTTTGCGATGATGACTTCAAGCCGGTTTCTGGCGCGGTCGCGGACTTCCAGCCACTTGGCATAGAGTTCCATGTCATTGGGGTCAGGCTTATCCCGTTCCAGGTAGTATTCGTCCCGGTAACAGAACAGCACCGTGTCCGCGTCCTGTTCCAACTGCCCGGACTCGCGCAAGTCTGACAGTTGGGGGCGCTTGTCGTCCCGGCTTTCAACTGCTCTGGAAAGCTGTGACAGGGCCAGGACTGGCACCTTGAGTTGCAAGGCCAGCCCCTTGAGTGCGATGCTGATGTTGGTAATTTCCTCGTAGCGGCTCTTTCCTTCGCCTTTGATGAGGCCGAGGTAATCCACAATGACGAGGCCGAGGTTGCCGTTCAGGCGACGCTGCACCTGCTTTACCCCGGCGTAGATCGCCCCGATATCGCGATAGGATGGGGGCAGAAACTCGATAGGCAGGGCGCTGGTGTCGTTCACCGTCTGGATGACGGCGCGCATCTGATCCTCGGTAATTTCGCCCTTGCGCATGGCGGCATAGCTGATGCCCTTCCCGTTGTCGGCTGTGGCTTCAGAGACAATGCGCATCGCCATGCTTTCCGGCGTCATTTCAAGGCTGGCGATACAGACGCCCTTGCCATTCTTTGCGGCTCTGGTGGCGATGCAGGATGCCACTGCAGACTTGCCCATTGATGGCCTGCCGCCCAAGAGGATGAGTTCGCCGGGGTAGAAGCCGGGAACGATGCTATCCATCGCGCCAAGTCCGCTTCTCAGCCTGCCCACGTCATTGCCCTGATACGCCGCCGCTATGAGGTCCGTTGCCCCGGATAGAGCCTGCGCAAGGGACACGGGGCGGGAAGTCCCTACCGGGTCAGCACTTATCAGCGAGGCTTCAAGGCGGGCGGTTATCACGTCCGCATCCTCGCCCTGGGCTATGGCAGCCTGTGCTTCGTTCATCGACTGGATGAGTTCACGCTTGCGCTTCAGGTCGGCAAGCATGGCGACGTAGGAAGCCCCGCTGCCCATCACCGTTGCGGCCATGCGAACAAGGTAGGCCCCGCCGCCGAGTTCCTTCAGCCCAGCGTCATCCCGCGTCACGTCCGCGACGGTCACGGGCGAGACGAGGAAGCCCTGCATGGCCTTCTTGTGGCAGGCGTCGAATAGTCTCTGGTGAACCGGGTCAAAGAACAGCGCAGCACCACCCGCGCGAAGAGCGGCGTTGTATCCCGCGCCTTCGCAGTTGGTCAGAAGCATTTCGCCAAGCACCTGCTGCTCTGCCTCGACGGACAGGGGCATGGTGTCGGGCCGAAGTTGGGTTATCTCATTCACGGGCCACCGCCTTTTCGACAAGGCGGCGCGCAAGGTCGCCAATAGGCTTCCAGGTGCTAAAGGACTGCGGCCCATAGCCCAGATTTTCGTATGCAACCTTGCGAATTTTTGCGGCCCGGCCAAAACACACAGAACTTCCGGCATAATTGCCAGCGGCCCAAACTCTCCAGCTGCGGCCTTTAAGCGACATGCCTTTTACGTTTTTGCGGTTCCGCAGGTTTTCCGAGAGCGAAGTGTCGCGCAGGTTTTCTAACCTGTTGTCTTCAGTCTTCCCGTTCACATGGTCTATTACCCCGCTGGGCCAGGCTGAGTGCACGTGCAGCCACGCTAGCCTGTGGGCGAGATAACAGCGACCATCAACCTGAATCGCCACATAGCCACGCCCGTTTACGCTGCCCGCTGCCCGTCCTGGTGACGACATTCCTCTGCCTGAGAGCCACGAAAAGGCTCCAGACTCGGCGTCATACTTTAAAACCGCCCTTACTCGCTCTGCGGTGAGGGGTGGATGTTCCGGCTTTTCAGGCTGCGCAGAATCGGTATACTGACTGGTGTCAGCCATGTGTGCGATCTCCTCTGACAGGTCGCGCGTGGTCAGGGCCGGTCGGGTGTTGGAAGCACTCTTCCGGCCCGTTCAATTTGTCTTTCTTGGCGTTGATCTGCAAGGCTTTTCCGCCGTCAACAGACTTATCCACAGCTAAGTCCCACGGTTCTTTTGCGAGGCTCACCCGCATAACCCCACCTTCCGATCCGCTGCCGCTGTAGGCAGCCCGCACCACGTCCACGACGCGAACGCCGGGGCGCTCTGGCTCCGGGGGTGGCGGCACGAACGCGCTCGCCGTGGCCTTGCCTCTGCGGATTCCGCCGTGGTGCTTGCACAGGCCCGCGTCATAGGTGTTGTGGCGCTTTGACATGCGGATTGTGCAGCCGGGGTGGCTGCATGTACGGAAGGTGGGAAGGTGGTCTTTGACGTGGCGGTTCATGCTGCCACCTTCACGACGCGGTATCCGTCCCATCCCATAGCCCGCACCGCGAAGCCTAGTGGCACGAGCTTCCGGTTGGCCCTGCTCACAATGACGGATATGCACTTCTCTGCGTCGTCGGGGCCGCCGTCCAGGTTCTGGCTGTAAAGCTCATGAGCCAGCCCGCGACGTGTCAGGCCCGGCATTGCGGCCACCAGCCTTGCAGCTCGGCGCTCGATAGGGCTGAGCCTATCCAAGGCGTATTCCCACGCCGGGACAATGGTTGTTGCACCGCAGCAAGGGCACGTCATGGGCGCACCTCTGCCATGATAGCCGCCACAATGGCCCCTAGCGGGCTTGCTGGCCCTGTCGTTCCCTTGGGCGCACCAGGCACAGGAACATCGCCCAGCGACTTCGCCAGTTCTGCCGGGGTGACGCCGTTCTGCATGGCGATGCTGGCCCAGACGCAGGCGTCGGCAATGGTGACGTGCATCTGGCCGCCCTTCTTGGTGTCGCAGAAGACCTCGGCGGGCTGCCATGTGTCGGGGTCCAAGCCGATGGTGACTGTGAACTCGTGGCCATCCCAATGGACGGTTCTGGTTACATTGCTGCGGGCGTTTGGAATGGTTGCGCAGGTCATCGTGCTGCACCTACGGTTTTGGGGGCGCTGGTTATCATCTGTTCTGCTATGAGCCGTATCTGCTCCCAGTCGTTCATTTGGCCGCCGGGAACGGGCTTTGCGGACACAACGATGGTGCCAGGATCGACGCTGTGGCAGCGCATGTAGGTACCGCCTATGAGCCACTTGTCGTCTGGGGTGACGCCCATGCTGTGAAGCAGGTCGTGCACAGCCTTGATGCGGTTGTCGCTGTCGCCAAGGTGCGAATGGGGAAGGCGAATGTCAGTCCAATACCAGATGCCGCCGGGTAGCCATTTCTGGCCCTTGCGCTGTTCGTTGATGCGCCACCCGGCCTCTTGCAGCCATGCGTTATATTGGACAGACTTCGACACACCGCCATTGGTGCGGACCCAAAGCCCGTTCACGCTCGGCGGTATTGGTAGTGTCAGGGTTATCACCGTTTCCCTCGCATCAGAATTTCACGGTTCACCGCGCGCAGTTCCGCCTCTGCCTTCGCAGCGCCTTCCATGTCCCGCGCCTCGCGTAGAGACTGCGCCTCGGACAAAAGGCACTCACGGCGGATGGCTAGGGCGGTGATGGGGCAGCGGGTCACTTGCGCACCCTGTCCGCTTGAAGGATCAGCGCGGCATAGAGCGCCGTTGTCAGTTGCTCGTTTTGCTCCCGAAGCCGCTCACGAAAGCCGGTTATCTCTGCCTCGCAGCGCAGCGTCGGAACCTGCGCAAGAAGTTCAGCCTCACGCTCGGATGTCATGATGACCGCCCAAAATCGCCGTGCATTTCTTTGCTAGTTTGCGCGTGGGCTGCGGCTGCCACGGCACGGGGACAATGCCGCACCGTGGCACTGGACAGGCAGTCCGTCACAAAGGGCGTCCCGGATGCGCTTGCCGCGCGCTGCAAGGCAGGCCGCCTCGCATCGACAGAAGCCAACGCCGTTGGGCCGCTGGGGCACCCGATACCGTCGGGTTTCGGATCAGCCGCGTTGTGCGGCGAATGAAAGCCCCAAGCCCGAAGGCCTAGGGGGTTGGCCGCTCCAGGGGGGACACGCGGCTGGGCAGTGGGTGTGTGGGTCATGCTGCGTCACCGTGAAGCGCGCGGCGGCCCTTGTCGGTGAGGCTGTAGACCGGCGAACCTCTGCCATAATGCGGGCGGAAACGATTAAGACACATGTCATCCACCAGCATATTGATCATGCGGGAGGACGGCTGGCCCGTTTCACCACGTAGGCCTGTCTCGCCCCGATCATGGAACCATTGCAGCGCGGCTTTGCGGGCGGGGGTCATAGCACCCCCACGAAGTCGAGAATCCCGAACACAGCCAAGCCGCAGCACACCCCGCGCCAGAACGGCGGCAGGGACACGCGGGCCGGAAGAATGGTGGGGCGGATGTTCATTTGGACGCCTCGACGGCAGCGTCCAAAAGGCGTTTGGACACAGCGCCCAATGGGCAATCTAGATTTATTCCACACACCTCATCAGTAGAATCCGACAGGTGTAGCCAATACTCTCCGTCGCTGGTTGGGCCGGTGATGCGCATCGAGACGTTGCACACCTTGCCACCATATGCGCTGCAAATCGCGGTTGGGATGTAGTGCGCAGTGCCATTGGCGCTCAATATTGACTGCGCAATCTTCGCAGCTTCCCGCATCCCATCCACGCGGGCGGCGGCCACGGCGGCTTCGTGAATGTCAAGGCGGATGAAGTCCCACCCGTGGTTGCCATCGAAGGCAACCCATTGGCCACCAAGTGCCTTGCTGATGTTCAGCCTTTCCGGCGGCTTGCTCATTCCCCATCTCCCCTGTAGAGCCAAGGCCGGGGCGGAATGCCCTCATCATCCGGGCGGGCGTTCATGCGCCAGAAATGTCCCATCGCGGCAAGGCCAGTGAAGATGAGCAGGCACAGGCCAACGCCTATGCAGACGGCAAGGAAGGAAAGCGCGGTGTGGGCAAGGGCGGGGGTCATAGCCAAGATCCTTCATCTGCTACAGGCAAACCCGTGGTCGTCGCCAGCATCTTGCGCAGAATCCGGCCAGGTTTTGCCTTTGTCGTGTCGCTCAGGATGCGGCTCATATGGGTTTCATCTATTCCGATGATGGCGGCGAAGTCCCGCTGTGTGTAGCGGTTTTGCTTGAGCCACTCGGAAACCTGGGTGCGGGCTGATTTTTCCATGCGCCCATCTTACACGACGACCCATTTGCGTCAAGCCCATACTTTTTTGCGTGTCACGCAAGTTTAGCCTTGCAAACCCCGCCGCACCGTGTACTCTCTACCCATAGCCACATGGCATGGAGACGACACAGATGACCAACGCACCTTCCTTGAGAGACTTCATTGCCGAGTGTGTCGGCCACCGCGACTGGTATACCGCCGCCCGCCGGTGCCCGGCCTATGAGGCACGGCGCGGCATGTTGGTTGCATAGCCCACAAAGGGCACGGGAGAAACGACGATGATCATCAAAACGCACGACCACCCCGCCATCGCAGCCGCCAAGGCCGATCTGGTCTATGACGCAAACGACGCGCTGGGCTGGTCCGCCACATGCTTCTTCAGCATCAGCGCCAAGTATGACCCTGCCGACCCAAGCGTCGGCGCAGCGGCTGGCTGGACCTGCCACGCAACGCTGATCGGCTGCCAGATTGGCAATCTCGTTCTGGGCATGGATGCCGCCCACAACGCGCTTGATGGCGAAGTGCGGATGCTGGAGCGCGTGGCCGGTGAATACGAAGCTGACCGCCGCAATGACGAGGGGATGTGATATGGAAACGAAATGGACGCCGGGGCCTTGGTCCTTGAAAATCCGCTCTGGAACTGGTGAGAGCACGGCAAACGAGGTCATTGCAGAAATTGAACAGGCCGAACCTGAAGGCGGCTATCGTGGCGACATTGCGCGACTTCAGTCCGCCAAGCATATTGGCGGGATCGCAGACGAAGAACTTGTCGCCAACGCTCACCTGCTTTTCGCCGCGCCGGACATGTATGCGGCGCTGCTTGTCGCAGAATTGGCGTCCGAGGAACTGTGCCAAGGCCAAGACCCCGCAAATGAATGTTGGGTCACGCTGGCCACGATACGCGCGGCCCTCGCCAAAGCCCGTGGTGAAGCCGAATGACCGCGCACATTCACAGCTTCCCCGCCGACCCCACGATATTCGCCCGCCTGACTGAACGCCAACGGCAAGCCAACATTGCCGAGGAACGCGCCGAGGCCGTCACCGACTGCAAGCGCATCATCGACAACCCGCGCGGCTATACCGACGCCCAGCTTCGCGAAGTCTGCGGGTTCTACATGACCTACGGCGACGGCGGGGTTCACTACCTGCGGGCTGATGAACACATCGCGGCCATCAACAAGCGCGAGTTTATCGCCCGGAATTGCCCCCGCCAGGAAACGTCCCGCGACGTTCTGGTGTCCATGCGGGGCCGGTTGCCGGAAGCGCTGTTCTGCGCAGCTGGGCTGGCCGTGGTGCTGCTTGCAGGAACGGGGTGGCTGTCGTGACCACCGGGACCGTCGATATGTGCCGCCGCTTCGCCCTGCGCGCTTGAAACCCGAAAGGAAACACAATGAACGCCGTCACCGAAGTCAAGGCCGACCACAAGTCGATATTCGCCGCGCTCGCTGCCGCCCAGATGGAAATGGGGCCCGCGCTCAAGGATAGCGCAAACCCCGCCTTCCGCAGCAAGTATGCGGACCTTGCCAGCGTCATGCAAGCCTGCATGGGCGCGCTGAACAAGCACGGCATCTGCGTCATGCAGCCGACCGGCGAAGATGAGGCCGGGCGCTACGTCAAGACGATACTGGCCCACACCAGCGGGGAAACCGTTGAATGCCGAGTGCCCCTGATCGTCGGAAAGAATGACATGCAGGGCTACGGTTCCGCCGTCACCTACGCCCGCCGCTATGGCCTGATGTCGATGGCAGGCATTGCTCCAGAAGACGACGATGGCAACGCCGCTGCGAAGTCGCCCCCTGTGGTTGATGAACGCCCCGTGCAGCGCGGCCCAAGCGCCATAGATGTGGCCTGCGAAAGCATCGGCAACGCTGACAATCTCGACCAACTTTCCGCCATTTGGAAAGACCTTCCCCGCAGCGTTCAGGGCGAAGCCCGCGTCATCAAGGCCAAGGATGCCCGCAAGACTGCGCTGACCCCCGCCATCCCCGACGACGAAATTCCATACTAGGAGAAAGCCATGTATGTTTCCGTGAAGTTCCGCGAAGGCGATAGCCGCACCTACACTTACACCTGCGATCTTGAGCGCGCGCCTGAAATTGGCGAGGCCGTTCTTGTTGAAACAAAGGATGGAACAAAGGTTGTCTATGTGGCGGCCCTTGACCAGCCCGAGCCGTCATTCCCCTGCAAGCCGATCATCGGCATTGCCCCGCCGAAAGAGCCTAAGGAAGGCACCGAAGCGGAGGCCGCGCAATGAACGCCCCCGCCGCTATCGGCCACAATGGGTTTGACCCCATTGACGAAGCCCTCGCCCCATTCGGCGACGTGATCAGCGAAGCCGAGTCTTGGCTGGACGGGCAGAAGGTGGAAACCGAAGGCCAGATGAAGGCCGCCGATGTTCTACTCAAGGGCATCAAGGCCGCGCGAAAGGCAGTTGACGACGCCCGCGACGCATCGACCAAGCCCTTGCATGAAGTGTGGAAGGCAGAAGTGGCGCGGTGGAAACCCACCCAGGATGACCTTGACCGCCTGGCGAAGGGCCTCGTTTCCCTGCTGGACGACTTCAAGCGCAAGCTGGCCGCAGAGAAGGCTGAGGCCGCTCGCAAGGCGGAAGCCGAGGCTTGGGAAAAGACCCGCGCCGCACAAGAGGCTGCACGTCTGGCCGACGCTGGGAACATCGAGGCTACCCGTGCCGCTGCTGCAGCGATGGAAGAAGCAGAAGCCGCTCAACAAGCCGCAATGGCCGCTGGCAAGGACACCGTGAAGGGCCTGCGCACCGTCACGAAATACGAGGTGACAGACCACAGGGCGCTGCTGAACTGGATTGCCAAGAACGACCGCGATGCGATCACCGACTTCATCAATGACTGGGCGCGCAAGGAACACAAGGCCCGCGCCAATGCTGATGGGCTTCGCGTCTGGACTGAAAAGGAAGCCTTCTAAATGGCAACCTTCACCGCCCGCATGGAAACTGCTGCGCTCTATCAACTGCGCAACGCCTTCGCCCAAGGCAAGGACGCTGATGGCTGCATTGCCTTCGCAACCGCCTCAATGGGGCGTGAGCATGAGGCAATGGTTCGTCGGGTATGGGCCAAGCACTTTGATGTGGCGGACCCGGTATGACCACGCGCATCATTCGCAGTCATGACGAAGTGGACGGCTTGGCCCGGCTCTTGAAGGCCCGCGCCTTGCCCGTGACCATCCGCATCACCGCAGGCGAAGACCGCACCGGGCAGCAGAACGCCTTGGCCTTCCGCTGGTTTGCCGAGGTCGCGGACCAGATTGGCGACCGTGCCGCCGCTGACGTTCGTGCTCACTGCAAGCTGCACCACGGCGTGGGAATGCTTCACGTCGAGAATGACGATTTCCGGGAACAGTGGGATCGGCTGATCCGCGACCGCTTCACCTACGAAGAGAAGCTGGCGCTGATGCTGCCCCCACATGACTACCCCGTGTCAAGGCTGATGAACGTCAAGCAGATGTCGCGGTGGATGGACGCGGTTCATGCCGAATACGCGGGTATGGGCGTTCGGCTGACTGACCCGGAAATGCGCAAGTATGGGGATGCGGCATGATCCTGCGCGTTCAGAATAGGCAGGGACGGGGGCCGTGGATGCCCGGTTTGTCCGCCAAGTGGGTGGACGCATTCCGCACAGAGCAACACCCGCCAATATATGTCGAATGCCCTGATTATCTTTCGCACGTCGAAGCCGCCCATAATAGGGGGATGCACATCGGCTGCGCAGTGCGCGGCAAGGGCAAGTTGTTGTCGTGGTTTTCGCCGATGGAAATTCTTCGGCTCTATGACATGGGGTTCTACATCGCTGATGCTTCGGCCTGCGAAGTTCTGGTGGAGACACCAACCCAACTTATCGTCGCCAGCCCGCGACCGCTACGCCTTCTTCCTCACGCAGTGAGTCTGGCGGCATGAGCTTTCATCGCGAACCCCTTGGCCAAAAGCAGCCGTCCGTCAAGAAGGCCCGCCGCAAGGCTATCCGCCGCCTCTCGGCAAAGCGCGCCGCCTATCTCGCCAGCCCGGAGCGCCAAGAGGGCTTGGCGCACATGGGCCGGGTTGTGCAGCTGGGGTGTCTTGTCTGTGGCGCGCGGCCCGTTGAAGCCCACCACGAAGAAAAGCCCCGGAACGACTTCCGCGTCCTACCCCTATGTCCGCGCCACCACCGCCGGGAATACGGCCCCGGAGCCTACCACTACAGCCCGCGCGCCTTCTACGCGACCCACGGCGACAGCAAGACGCTGTTGGCAAAGGTTGCCGACGCGCTGGCTGGCGAACTCACCCTGTAACCCCAACCAAGGAAACCACACCTTGAAACTTCTCACCACCGCACTGATCATCGCCCTTTCCACCCCCACCTTTGCCGGAGGCCTCGTGATCGAGGATGAAACCACGGAAGTCTCGCCCGCGCATGAGCGGCGTGTCAGCCCGATTGTGCTTCTGATCCTCGGCGCTGCACTGGTTGCAGCCATCGCGGGGCACTCGGACAACTGCAACGGCGATGATCCGGTGACGCCGCCGAACGATGGGGGGTGCTGATGGGCCGTATCGAACACCTGACACCCGAGCAGATCGCCAAGTTTCCGGCCTATGTCGCGGAGTGGACCGGATACGGAACATGCATCGATCCCACTGACAGGCCCCGCGCGGAAGTCGCGATTGCCACGATGTATGAGATTGTGGGCAAGAAGCCGCCGCGCGTCATCTGGTGTGATAGCCCTCTCGGCATGTGCTTGACGCGGGATGCGGTGAAACAACTACCGGCCAGCGTCGGGGCCAGCGTCTGGGCCAGCGTCAGGGACAGCGTCGGGGCCAGCGTCAGGGACAG